AATCAATTAAGCCAGATTGTATTGTCCATTTAGGATCTTCTGATATTTTTTCAAACAAACTATATTTAACAATATCAGACATAGGATCTTCTATTGCTTTTGAGCCTTGTAAAGATATGTCTTTTACTTCACCTAAAAATTCTACAGTTGCATCATCAAGATCTTTTCTTGATTTTGTATAATCCATTCTTCCTTTTTTATCTAAATACTTAAGATACATTTTTGGAAGATATGATTCTTTATTTGCATCAACCACGTCTTTTGAGAGAATATTTGCTTTTACTAAAGACTCACCTACAAAGTCTATAGATTCTCTTAGCTCTTTTGCTTGTGATCTTACAATAGGATTTTGTATGTTTTTAAGATTAGCTTTTTTTGTTAAGTATTGTCTTACAGTAAAATTATCTTCAGGACTTAATCTTGCAAAAGTATCATAAACATCTCTTGTAACATCTCTAACCTTTTGTAATTTACCAGTTGCCAAACCACGCAATGTTAAATATCTATCTTGGTCAGGTAATGTTTTAAGAGGTTTATATTTAATAAAGGGTCTTTTAAGAAAATCTATTGTTTGTGTTGCAACTTTTTGATAGTTTTTTCCTAATAAACCAGATGCTATTTCTTCAGCAGAAACCTCTGTATCTGGTATGGGTTCTGCTATTTCTTGTAACTTTTGTGTAAGCGGTGCTTCTTGTTGTGTACTTGGTTTTAAAGTTTGCTCAGCTTCTCTTGTTATTTCTTTTTGTACTATCGGCTGTGTTTCTTTTTCTATTTGTTCAACATCAACATTTTCTTTTTGTAATGTTGATTCTTCTCTTTGTGCTATTTGATTTAATTTTGATCTAGCAGCTATGTTAGTTCCAATTCCACCTATAACACCACCCAATCCAGCACCAGCTGTTGCACCTACAGTTGCTGCTTTTGCAGATTCTCCTAAATCAAAATTTTGTTGTACTCCAGCATTTATTCTTGCAGTCTGTCTTAAAGCGTTATCAGCTGTTGCATAAACAGCACCCTCCATTGAACCTATTTTTGCACCCTGTTTTAAACCAGCTTTAGTGCCTTGTTTTACACCCTCTTTAATAGCTTGTTTTACAGCTTGTGCGCCAGCAGTACCAACACCTAATGTTCCAAGACCAACATAAGTTGTTGGGTCTGTAGCTAAACCTTTTAATAATCTACCTGCTCCAGACCAACTAGCAGATTTTTTATCATACATATCCATAAGAGTAATAAAATCTTGCTTTTGTTTATCTGTAGCATCTTTTAATTGGGTTGCTTCAACGGTCATTTGAGGCAAGTTATAATTAAACCTACCCATATAATCTAAACCATATTCAGCATAGTCTTGGTCTGTTTCTAAATTTGGTGCATCTACACCCTCATTCCATTTATAAATAGATTTAGATGCTTCAATCCACTTAGGATCTTTTTTAACAACTTCTTCTGTTAATTTTACTTGTTGAGGTAGGGTTTCTTGAACAGGAGCTGTTTGTATTTTTTGATCATTATATTCTGAAAATATATTATCTAACTGTTCTTTTGTCGGAGGTTGCTCACCAGTAATCTTTAGAGTTACTCCGTCTTTATTTGTAACTGTATAGGTGGGCATATTAACCCTCTGTTATTGTATAACCTGGTATTTCAAAAGTAATAGGCTTATCTTCTTCAACCTCTATTTCTTCAGTTTTTCCATAGAAATCATCTAATATTTTTATTTGTTGTTCTATATCTTCTTTAGAATATGGTTCACCAGTTATAGGGTTGGTCTGTTTTGCTAAACTTGCAATGACTTCATTTCTTAATTGTTCTCTTGATTTGCCCTCTCTAATTCCTAGTAAAGCCGCTCCAGCTATTTTTATTTCTTGTGGAGTTCCTGTTTTCATAATGTTTAAATATGTTTGATAATTTTTTTGAGCAGCAGTTAATTGTTCTTCTTTTGGCTGTCTAGCTTTTTGTCTTTCTATAGCTCTCATAGCAACATCTCTACCACCAAGAGCATCACTTAACATTAATAACATTTCTCCAATACCTTTATTTCTAGAGGCTAATCTTTGTGTGTTATATATATTTAATTCTTCTGGTGTTGCTTGTGATAGTTGTTCTGGAGTTGCTTGTCTAAATCCACCAACTCTAGCAAAAAAATTACCAGCTTTTGTATAATTTTGTAATGCAACAGGATTTTCTAAAATTTGTTTTTCTTCTTTTTTTGTAAGCAGATTTGTTTTTTGCTTTGGTTCTGATATTAAAGGTTTCATTAATGTTTTCATATCATCAGTCTTACCAGTAACAATATCAGAAGATGGTTTTATATCCATTAATCTGTTTGCTAGTTCTTTTGGTTCAGATGTTAATAGACTTGTTGAATCAGAGGGTAGTATTTCTGGTATATTTACATCTTTAGTAATATCTCTTAATTCTTGTCTTTTTCTTGGTGTGCCAACTGATGTGCCTCGCAACATATCCATAAGCTCTGAAAAAGTATATCTAGCTTCTATGTTTCTATCTCTTCTTGCCATTTATATATCTCCAAATAACTTATTATCCTGTTGGGTTAAAATATCCACCACTTGCAAGAGAACCACCAATTCCAGCAACCGCACCCAAAACATCACCAAATCCAGTTTTTTTACTTCCAGTTGTTGTTTGACTTATTAATGGTGTTCCTAAACCAGCTTGTAATAAACTAATTTGTTGTTGTGGATAAGCCAATGCTCTTTGGAACTCTCCTCTTTGTGCTTCTATAGCTCTTTGTTGTAATGCCTGTTGTTGCGCACCTATACCGCCCAATAAACCAAGACCAGTTAATTGCTGTCCTTGTAAGCCACCTAACAAGCCTGCTTGTTGTTGTCTTGCTCTTAACTCAAGCTCTGGTGCAAACATTTGCATTTGTTGTTGTCTAGCCACATCACGCTCTGCTGCTTGTTGCGCTTGTTCAAAGCCTGACTGTCTTAAACTAGCAGATGTTCTAGCCATTTGCTCTGCGTAAGGTCTTTGTGATTCAGACTCTATTATTGCTGATCTTGAACCACCGAAAGCACCTGCCCTGATTGCTCTATCCTGCGCACCGCCACGCGCTATGTCAGCTTGTCGCTGTATGTCGCCCATTGCTAGGTCTATAACCTGTTGTTGATACGGAGATTGATAAGCGCCTATGTCTTGACCAAGCAAGGATGCGGCTTGACCAGCTTCAGGCCTTCTTTGTTGTGCTAATCCTTGTAAAGCTTTGGTTGGGTCATAACCCATACCAGATTCAAACAATCCTCTAGTTGCTTGAAACTGTCGTAATTGGTCTGGAGAAAAACCAGCAACCATTGGACCTGTATAAGGTACAAAAGGTTGTTGAGCAATTTGTTGAGACCTACGATATAAATCTTGTTGCATTGCTTGTGTTTGTGGGTCTACTTGTTGTGTAGTTGTTGTTTTTCCAGCAGATGAACCTCCGCCACCAGTTAAACTTTTAACTGCGCCTACAGCAGCTGCTGTTTGTCCTATTCCTGTTATGACTGGTAATGCTTGTGGCATATTATCTCCTATAAATCTTTACTTAATAACACTTCTTGTTTTATGCCTAAGTGTTTTGCTTTTCTAATCCAACCTTTTCTGCCGCCACCGTATAATCTTTTGATGCCAGCTTCTTTTGCGTATGTTTCTATATGTTTAAACATATCTTCAAATTCTTTAAAGTTTCCTGCAAATACCAATATGTTCATTGATAACATTTGCGGAAAAGGTATTATCTCTGTGACCATTGCTGATTTTTTACCTGGCCATAAAAGAGCTATACCATTTCTTATTTTATCTTCTATATCATCGATTGTATAGGTATCTTGGTATTTCATAGCTTTTTCAAGCCATGGTTTACACCTTTCCCATTCAATTTCCCAAGGATCTTTTTTCGCTTGGTTTATATCAACTACTTTATTAGTCGCCTTTTGCATATTCTACGATATTTATAAATATATCTATGTTCGCATGGTTTACTTGTGCTTTTATTATTTCACCGTCTTGTAAAATTATGCCAGAATTAACAATTAATTCTTCTGTGCCATGGGCTGGTATGTTGTGTTCTTTAAAAAGAAAAAACTCATTAGAACTTGTATCTACAATAGATATATCTAAATTTGTTTGCTGATTACCATGATCGCAAGCAAATATACCCATAATAACTGAAAAGTTAAAATCACTACCGCCGTTTGGTGAGGTATAAAGTGTTTGCTGTGTTGTTGCTGTAAAAGAGTGCTTTACATTAACAGCTCTTTGTAGGTATTGTCTTTGTGCAGATAAATCTATACTCATCTTCTACCTCTTGGTCTAATATTTAATCTAATATTACCAACTTGGAAATCTTGTGTAGTGCTACCTGTTATAGTCATCTGTACTTGTCGTGCTGTAAATCTAGCATCGGTATATCCATCATTCTCAAAGGTAAAACTACCAAAGTCTGTCTCGCTACCTAATGGGGTAAACTTACCTTTAAAACTTATTGTTACACCTGGTAATGTGTTTGCCTCTTCATCTGGAATAATCTGATTACATTGCACATAGTTATCACCATTACCTAATTCTATTGGACCACTTGTGCAGAACGGCACATCGCTGTTTAAGTTTGGTGAGTTAGATAAAGTGGTTGATTCGTGTTCGTAAATAAAACCATTTGAATCACCTGCTATTGGGAAATCAAACGCACCTTGGTCAATCCAACAGCCTCTATCTAAAGAACCTAT